TTACTACAAATAAAAACATTTAGTATTGATAATATAAATACAAACCAAGCATATATTAATAATACAAACGATACCAAATAACCATTTAATTTATGATGTCTTTTTGCAAAGGCATATAATTCATCTAATGTGTTTTTTTCACTTGTCATTATAGGTTTATTATATTTACTAAAATATGATATGGAATTATTATTACAAGTAGAATATAATACCCAACTATTTCCATTTTCTATATCTAATGTTTCACATATATGATAATCTTCACCTAATAATTTTCTAATTTTTCTCATTTTCTTGTTCATGTTCTTCCCTACTTTCTTCAATTATTTCAAACCAATAAGGTTCTGATTCATTAATAAATCGAATTAATTTAAACAATGTTTTATCATCCATATTACATGACCTTGCAATTGATATTTTGCCATTCCACTTTTTAATAATAATATTTAATTCATGAATATAATATATTCCATTATCATCGTTATATGTATATTCATAACCTTTTTTTTCAATTTCATCTATAAATTCTGACCAATATAAATCTTTAATTTTCATTTTTGTTTCCTTCTTTCATTTCTTTTAACATTTCTACACAATTTTTTCTTGTGTCATCTACATATATTTGTTTTACATTGATAGATTGATTCATATGTCTGATTTCACATATTGCGAATCTTCCATCATTTCTTTTAACAATTTCATACTCTATTTTCATTACCTACCTTCTTCCTAATTTGACTATACAACAAATTAAAAATAATTTCAATATAATTTTTATATAAAATTTAATTTGTTGTTGATTTTTGATTTTTTTATGATATATTATTTGTGTCACTTGGTATTTTAAAAGAAATTCATCTTTCTATTGGACATCACTACTACCAAGTGATGCTCTTTAATTAGTAGCACAATGGTATATATGTAAAACATCCTAGCACAAGGTTTGAACTAATGTTCACTAGGAATGTCTAATCAACATGAGCACTTGAAGTGATTCATCAAGTGTGCCTTCATGTATACCATTATGGTGCTAATTAAAAGCACCAAAGAAGCAATGTATGTTAGTGCTACCTTAATTGGTAACATAGAGTAGATGTATTTTAAAAAAGAGGTATCAAGGACCTAGATAAGAAACTTTCGAAGCCCTATCGGAACACACTTTGCAAAGGGTATGTCTACTCTATGGTGCTAATTAAAGCACTTGTGAGGACTACAATAGTGCTTACAGAAGTTTAAGTGCTTGTACTGAAACAAACCACAATACAAATTGACTGTGCTATTAACTAATGAATTATAATAGATGTTGCTATGCAGTTATAATTGTTTGTCACTTTAGTTAGTAGCATAAGGTAGATAAGTCGAGTATGGCAGGTAAGCGAAAGTTTTAACCACGAATATCTATCTTATGGTGCTAATTAAAAAATAACAAAAAATTAACAAGAAAAGAGGTGAAAACCTCCATCAATTGATAAAAGAGATGTTGTTAATCTTTGTTGTTCTATTCTCTATCTTATCCTATAGCACCTATTAGTAGATTTAAAAATCGTGGGGAATAAGGTTTCGATGCTAGGAACAAGTTATCTACCTCAATGAGTGTGCAAAGTACAAGTACATAAAACCTTAATCTACTATTATTTTGGTAATATCGTTTAGTGCTACTATTTAGTAGCATTCTATGAATGTCTATATATAAGTTTCTAATCACTTTCTTATCAATCGTAGATATTCATAGAATGGTGCTAATTAGTATTCCTTAATTACTATTTGGAAGGGAGGATATGCCCTCAATTTCTATGATTAGCACTTATATCGCCCATATGGTGAAGTAGTATCACATTAGGTTCATACCCTAAAGTCGCAGTGCAAATCTGATATGGGCAACCATGCACCAATAGTTTAAAGGTAGAACGATAGACTCCAAATCTATTGGTTAGGGTTCGATTCCTTATTGGTGTGCCATTAAGTGATAAATAATTTTATACCAACCCTATAGTATTCTTGAATTATGTTTATCACTATAAACTAGCAATTTTGCTAGTTTTTTCTTTGCATAAAAAAAGCACCATAATGGTGCTATTTGAATTGTACTCCTGTCGAATCTTCTACACATACATAGCAAGTTTTAAGTTTACCCCAAATATTACCTTTATTATCTTTTCTAAATTCAGTAAATGTGAATGGTACACCAATTCTAGTTTTTGCATAACCATTTTTATCTGCATAATACTTATCTTTGTTTATAGTAATATTTGCATACTTAACTTTGTTAGTTGCTACTTTTGGTGTATTTCTTACATACTTATTTTTTAAACTTGTATATGTCTTTCCAACTTCCCACATTGGTAAATCACTTTTAATGTATGGTGTAGGGTCTATTCTTGTGCCATTCTTAATAACTTCAAAATGTAGATGTCTGCCACCACTTTTGCCACAATAACCTGTGTTTCCCATAACTGCTATTACTTGACCTTTTTTTACTTTATCTCCAACATTTACATTTATAGTTCCATATCTTAAATGTGCATATCTTGTTTTGTATTTTTCATTATGTTTTATAAGTACATAGTTACCATAAGAATGTCCTGTTTTATCAGTTTTGTTATAAGTCTTTACAACTTTTTCTACAATACCATCACTATGTGCTATTACTTTATTATCTTCTTCTTTTGAATGCCAACCAATATCTACACCATTGTGTATTCCTTTTTTGTATGGTTGTGTTATTCCATTGTTTCCACTTGTTATTCTACTCATAATATCTCCTTATTGCCCCTTTAAATCAATTCTAAAGAGTTTTTTGTAGTTTCTTTATATCTTTATCAACTTGTGCCAATTCTTGTTCTAAATCTTGTTTTAATGCCTTTAGGAACTCTAATTCATTATCAGTAAAGTAATTCTTTTCAAATATTGCATTGAAATATTGTTCCCAAGTGGTATTGACTAGGAATTTTGTACCCCTAGTCTTATCATATTTTCCACTTGGTTTTGCATATTGATAATTAATCTTTTGTATATTCATAATTACTTTTCATCAACTTCAGGAAGTCCTGTTGCTATTGAATTTAATATACTCAATATTCCTGCTAGTATTGAAGCCGAAATAACCATTAACCAATCTACTTCACTTAATATTGCACTTGTTCCTATTGTTGCTATTGCAGTTTGGCACATTGTTCTAATTGCTCTTATTAAAGCACATTTAATAAATTGTTTTGTCATAATTTCCTCCTATTTCCACTTTCCTATTGCTATATAATCAACATCAACATTTGTAAATGTTCCACTTTTTTCACTAGAAATAAAATAACTAAATGTTGTTGTTGTTATAGAATGGGTATTAAAATAAATTAAATCTCCATCAACATTTACATTTCCATTAACAATTGGTCTCCCTATAAATGTTTGTGGGAATGATATATTATCGTTATACCACTTCATAACTGATTGATATGTATTTGAAATAGAAACCGAATTATAATGCTTTGTTCCATAGCAAATCATAGTTCCATCAATATATTTTATGTATTTCCCATTAGCATTACTACCACTTTCAATTATTCCATTTACATAATTACAACTATATACATCAGTTTCACTTGTGCTATGTTCATTTACTACTTCACTTGTGTTTACTGCACTAGGGTGTGCTTTGATTATGTAGTTTACTACTATGTATGGTTGTAAGTTTCCACTATCTCCTGTACCATCATAATCAATTGTATAAAATTTTGAAGCATTGTTTGTTACTGCATCAATATTTACTACCCAATTAGAACCACCACCTGATTGTCCGTCTGAACTAATTGCAGTTCCTGTAATTTTTACTCTACCTCCATGATTATGTCTTTGTAAATATTTACTACCACCTGTTTTGCCTAATGCATTAAATTCAGTTTGTGATGTGTCTAACATTACTAATATTTTGCCTTTTATGTTTGGTATTCCAAATGTAGTTGAACCATCTCCTTGACCATAAGTTGTTCCTATTACATTAAATAAATCATTATTTGCAGTTCTTGAAACATTTGAACCATCACACATTAAGTATCCTTCAGGTGCAGTGCTACCTGCAAATGCTAGTATTGAACCTACAGGTATGCTTTCTCCACCTGCACCACTACTACCTACACCAACAAGTGTTGTTCCATTGTATGTGTAGATTGCCTTTTCACTAAATACTACATAGAATACTCCACTTTCTGCATCATATCCTTCAGTATCCCAAGTATCAGTATCAGTTGCATCATAGATTTTATTTGTAGTTGTATTAAAATATTTATCCCCTACACTACATTCACTTGGTGCAGTATCTACTACTGCTAATAGTACAACTCCATATGCTTTTTCTATACCATCTTCAATATGGTTCATATTTGTTGCATCTAAATCAGTAACATTATTTTGCCAAATTGTTCTTTGATATGCCATGTTCATCACTCCTTTCAAACTTTTCAAGTCTAGTGTTTGCATATCCTTTTTGAATTGCTTTTATCTCATAATCAAATTCAAGATTTGGTTCTCCTTTAACTATGAAATAATTTTTATATTTTTCTATCCATATATCGCCTTTGCCTAATTTTTGTACGAACACTTTATATGTATCTTCTTCAATAGTTTGTGCAAATTGTTTATCAATAGTGATTTTACATTCACCTTTCTCATCAAGTTTACCACTACCTATATCTGCAAAGTATGGTGTAGTTGTTTCATAAGCATTTAATTTTACATATCCATCTTTTGTTTCTACTATTCTATTTTTTTCTCCTGTAACTACTAGGTTTCCATCTATAGTAAATGTATCTCTAAAAAATTCTATACCATAAAATTGTTCGATTTGTTGTGTTCCCCAATTTACATTATTTCGAAGATTAAAGTATCCCGGTTGAATAAATAAAGTTCCTTTTGGAAATGTTTCTCCTTCTTTTGCAGGTCCATTCATTACAATTTCATCTGCCATTATAGAAGTAAGGTATCTATCACTTGTTTCTAACGAACCACTTACTAAATCCATTTGTATATTTTGACCTGCTATATACCCTCCAAGTCTGCATCCGATTGCTTCCATGACACCATTAGTATCAATCTTAAAGTTACCATTAGCACTAACAACACCATTAAGATTGATTTTATTTGCTTCAATTGAGATTTGCTCGGCACTTTGATTGATTTTTGAAATAATTTCATCATTATCTACCTTCTTTGCTACTTCTAAATTTATCTCTTGTGCAGTTTGTTCAATTTTACTATTCATTTCTAGTTTTGTTGCAAATGTTTCAGTATAATCATTTTTTATCATTGCTTTTAAATATATGTATGCACTTGGATAATCATTGTATGTAATTGTTAATGTACCTTCATCTATTATTATATCTTGATATTCAAATTCTTCAATAATAGGTGTGTCTAACATTACTTTAACACCATTTTGGAATCCTACTCTATGGATTACATACATTCTTTCTTCTAATCCATCTAATACAAATTCATCGTATGTTTCACTATCATAGAAGAATAAATTTCTTGGAAGTTTAAGTTCTGATTCTTCTTCTTGTATAAATTTTAAACCACGATGACCAACTTTATTCCCTATTCTAACTTTCAAATGTGGAGATGCTACATTTCTAATAATATCTATATTATTTGTAGGATGAACTTTTATCATTGCTATTTTTGTATTAGCAAGTTCAGTTAATGTTACACTTCCATATCCACTTCCTTCAGTTGTTATTGTAGGTATATTTTGTACTTGTGCAATTAAACCATCAACATCTTGTGTTAATGAAGTTTGTTTATCACTTCTATCACCTACATATGAAATCAATGTACTTATTTCTTGGTTATGTTTATCTACTACAATTCTTGTTTGATTTATCTTCCTATCTTCTTTATCTGCTTTCTTATAGTCAGTTTCAGATTCTTCCAATCTATCAGTAAAAATTGTTTCGTTTAATCCTTGTGTAACTTCTATTGAATCATTGAACATTATGCAAGAATATGTATTTTCTCCAATTTGAATATTATATCTATCACATATATCGTAATATGTAATTCCTGTACTTGTAAAGTCATTTAGGTAATATTCTAGTCCATCTAATTCTTCTAATATATCAGGTAGATATGTATTTCTATCTTGACCATTCATGATTTGATTATCGTTAATCATAATTTCACATAAACCATTTTCTTCTACACTTTCATAGTCTTTAAGATAGATTTTATCACTTTCTGCTCTTGCTAATACTATTGAATTTACAGGTCCGTACTTTTCTCCAAAACTTACATTCACATCTCTTAAGTATTCTTCATCAATAGTATCGTTTGTATCATTGATATATCTTATTTCTAATTCATCATCATTTATGCAAATTGTACTAGCAGTTACTTGTGCCAACTCATCTAATACATCTCTATATGTATATCCAATTGATTCTCCATCTGCATTTAGATATAACTCATGTTGTATTTCTTTATCATAGTTAGCAAATGTATCACTTGCATTTGCAAATGTTAATCCTAATTTAGTACATATTGCATTTATATAATTTCTAATAGTTATAGGATATGTAATTCCTAAATCTTCATAGTCTTTCATTGCATATAGCATTTTGTCATATGCTATTATGTAATAACTATTTGTATCTTCATGTTTTTCGCTTGAATAAACAATATAATTACCAAAATCAATATATTCATACTCATTGCCTACTAAACACCCAAATTGATAGTTTATTTCAGTTTCTAATGGTATTTCTACATTGCTATCTATTTCTAATCTTTTCATAGCAGATTTTAATATGCTACTTTCAAATGATGGAGTTATAGAGTTAAGGTCATCTTCCCCTAACTCTACATTACCATATGTTATTTTGCTTGTAATTTGTCTACCAAATTCTTTTATTTCGTATTTATAATTACTTGAATGTGTTTTCATTTTACACCCTCTTTTTTACACTAATAAATGAACAACTAAATCCTTCATTTTTTCTACTACCACTTATAATTTCTTTATTTATAATTTCATAATCTCCACTATAAGTTTGCATTGTAACATTTTGTTTTTTCTTTGGGTCATAGTATGTAAGATTTTGTCTTGTGCTATCTAATATAGGAACAAGTAATTCTAGTTCATCTTTAGTAAGTTTTCTAAATTGTAGCATTAGTTTTGGAAAGATTCCTACAAGAGTTCCTGTTTGAGTTCCTGCAAGATTTCTTCCACTATCTTGTGACCATAATTTGTAATATCCATATTTTGCTTCTACAAGATATTGCCCCATAGATACTCCATTTATTATTATACTATCTTTATTTATGAACATAACTTCCTCCTATCTATCTATTGAATGCGAAGTTATCGCTTAATTCAATTTTTTTCATTTCTCTAGCAACTTGTCTATTTCCTACATATACAGGAATTGTTGCATTTAAACTAATGTATTTACCTATTGCTTCTCCAAGCATACTCATTTGTTGTGAATCAGTAAGTGGAATTACACCTTCACGAGATACCTCCCCACCTACTACATTTCCAATTGGTACACCTTTGCCAGGTAGGTTTATAATTCCACCTTTTGCAAGTTGAATCTTTGGAATTGTTTTTAAATTGAATCCCCATCTATTACCACCAATGCCAGGAACCCAATTAGGTACATCAAATTTAATTTTATTTACACCCTTTATAAGTTGGTTTATTCCTTCTATAAGAGCATTTATTGGTGCTAGTAGTATTTGTTTTAATCCACCAAATACTGATTCTATACCACCTTTAAAATCACCTTTAAAGAACTTTACAATGCCTTCACCCATTTGTCTAAATCCACCAAACACTTCTGAAAACAATGTTTTGAAATAAGTTAGTGGAGATTTTAAGCGTGTTATTATTGAATCAATTACACTTCCAAAGAAATCAACTATAGGTTTTAATACATTTATCCATATCCATGAAACTATTGGTGATAATGTTTCATATAAACCTAGAACTATTAGTTTAATTCCATCCCATATAAATTTGCCTACATTATAAAGTATTTCTATTATTCCTGTTCCTAATTTTACAAATCCATCTTTGACTTTTGGTAAATCCCCTGTCATTATTCCCCAAATAATATCAAATACTCCACTAAATGCAGTTCCTATACCATTTATTGCTCCTTGAATATCATCTGTTGCTTCATGCCAATATTGAACTAATCTCTTACTTGCACCTGCATCTAACATAGTTTTTTCTATGTCATTTTGTATTTCATCAAATGTTGTATTGAACCCTATTTTTACTTTATTTAAAAATGTTTGGATTCCACTATATGCCTTGTCAAAATCAAAATTTTCTACTGAACTAGCAAAGTCAAAACTTGGATTTGGAGCACTTTCACTTTGTTTATTTAATGTGCTCATCTCATCAAATTTTGCCATTGTTTTTTGTAAAGCATTTGCATTTGCTTTTGCCTTTTCTAAATGTTTATTAGCATCTTTAAAGATGTTATATCCTGTCCATTTATAAATTAAAGCACCTACAAACACTAATATTTGTTTTGCCCATTCTACTATTCGCCTTACTATTGGTTCTATAGTATAAGCAAGTGCATTTTTAATGTAATCTATATCTGCTTTTAATTGTGGGTCATCTTGTGCTATTGTGCTCATTGAACTTCTTATGAAATTGAACATCGTTCTAATTCCAAATATTGCCAATCCCCATTTAATCGCTTTTTTAACAATTCCTGCCAACCCTTTATTAATATCACCTATTCCTTCTTTTATATCTTCTAGGTGGTATCTTTGTTTTAATTCTTCATTTATTTCTTTTTGTTGTTGTAATGTATCTTCTTGATTTTGTTTATTTAATTTTAATTTGTTGTTTATATCATCTATTTGTTTTTCTTGCTTTTCGTATTCTGCAGTTATGTCTTGTGATTCTGATAATAGTTGAGATTGTTCATCTTTTAGTTCTTCTAGTTTTCCATATAATTGTGTTTGTGTTTGTGCAAGTTGTGTATCTTCTACACTACCAAATTCTAATGATTTTCTTTGTTCAAATACATCATTAAGTTGTCTATTTATCTCTACTATATCATCATTGACACCTTTTAAAGCATCATCATAATCTTTTTTTAGATTCTTTGCTTGTTCTGAATCAGTTTCTATTTCCATTTTTGCTTTCAATAGTTCTGATTCTTCTTTTTGAAATTTCTCTAAATCCTTTTCAACATCTCTTAATTGTTTTTCTAATTGCTTTGTATCTAAAGCAGTACCTAAAACAATTTTTCCATCTTCCATAAATACTCCTTTCTATAATCTTGCTAACTCATTGAACATTCTCATACTTTCTTCTTGTTCTTTAGTAAGATTATTTTCTTTTTTGTATTTTTTCAAAGCAACACTATCTTTTGCTTTTTGTATCTTTTCTCTTTCTTTTGTATCTTGTATTATTGATAAATCAAAATTTCTTAAATTTCTAATTCTATTTAATACACAACAATTACCTAATTCACTATTAGAAAGACCATTAAGCAAGTTATAAAACTTTTTCCATTCCATATCACTATTTTCTAAATCTATTTGATAATCACTCATGAAACTTGCTTCAATGTAGTCCATATCTTCTATATAGTCCATATCAGGTTCTTCATCTTTTATTGGTTCTTTTCCACAAGATAAATAGTTTAATATCCATTTTAGTAGTTTTTCATAATGTTGAGGATTGTCTAAACCTTCTGCTCCAAACATTGTGCATATAATAGCAAGTGGTCTTTCAAAGTCATTTATGTTAGAATCATTTGCTATTCTATTACATTCTATGGCAGTTCTAAAATCTACTCTAGCATTATATATAGTATCACCTATTTGTATTTTCTTTATTGGTTTCATTCTACTACTTCAATTTCTTCTTTCTCTAATGGAGTTCCATATATTCTTTTGATTTTATCAGTAATTCTTTCCATAGATTTATCTAAATGTGGTGCAATTTGTTCTTTTACAATATTGTCTATTTCATTTAATGTAGTCCAACAAAATTTTCTTCCATTTAATAATTTTTCCACACCATTTTCACCTAAAAACATATTTAACACTTTTATTTCTTCTTTAAAGAAATTGTTAATTGTTCTTAAGGCATCTTCTTCATTTTTTGATAAGTATTTCTTGCCTTTTACATCTTGTCTTTTTTCAATTATATGTAATTCATTTCTTAATTTGCTACGAAGTTTTTTATCTTGTTCTATTAAATCTTGGTATCTTAATAGCAATTCAGTATCTTCCAAATTGAATGTTAAAGATTCTCCTGTTTCGTTTCCTTCATTATCATATATATTTAATTTTAGTGTTTCATCTTTATTTAACTTTATAACATTGTCCATCATATTATAATCTCCTCTTTTCTAATATTTAAAAAAGGATTAGAGGATAAGTTCCTCTAACCCTCATAGGTTCTATAAACTTGCAGTTGGAGTGAATACAGGTACTCCATTTGTAAATGTAACTTCACCTTCTACTGCATCACCATTATAGTGAATGTCATATTCAATAATTGCATCTTCATCCATGTATTTAGTAATAGCAATTAAGCAATCACTTAATTTAGCAGGGAATGTGCCATTGCTACCATCCCATCTATCTATATCTAATACATGAGAAGTGTAATTTAATTTGTCTAAACCTTTGTGAACAAATTCGAATACACCATCACCTTTGTATGCTTTTTGTGATACTGAACCTTGTTTTTGATTTGACTTGTGGTCATTTCTTGCATTATCTTCGATAATCCATTTTTCAGTATCTACTTGTGGGTTATAGTCAATACCATAATTTGTGATACCTACACCTAAAATTGCAAATGTAGGATTAGATGCTTCAGGTGTTATATCAAGGAATGTAACGAATTGACTTCTATCAATCTTTTCAATTCCACTTGGTACATAATTTGCCATTTAGATATCCTCCTTTATAAACTTATAATATTATCATCCTCATTAGAACGATATGTAATTTGTATTTGTATATCAAATTCTGATTGTGTTCCATCATTTGATGTCATTGTTGCACAATTCAAGCATTCGATACTTTCTATTCCATTTATATTAGGCAATATGCCTTTTGTATTATTATCTTTGATTAAGTATTCAAATTGTTCAAAGAATCCAACATTTTTTAGATTTAGTATTGTATCTTGTGAATAAGATTTTCTACTTCTAAATGAATATACATCACGATTCAATGTATCACCTGTTATCCATTTTTCAACTTCACTTGATGTAGGAATTTTATCTAGCGAATAATCATCTATTTGATTACTCAACATATTAGCATTTATTTGATATGTTCGATTTGTAGTAAGAGTATTTATTATTTCAAACAAGTATTCTCTTAATTTTGATATTCTTAAATCTTCTATGTTCATCTTCTACCTCCAACATAATTTTGTACTTCCCTTATTACATCTTCTCCTTCTGCACTCCACATTTGTTTATCCCAATATGGTCCTGTGCCAGGAGTAGTATAATTCTTTACTTTATGACTGCCATCATCTCTCATACCATAATATTGATATCTAGCATATGGCATTTCATATGTTATTGAACTAGGTTCTATAGTAACTATTGTTCTTAAGTTTCCATCATCCATTGGTACATATTTATCTATGTATCTATAACAAGTGTTAGTAAAGAAAGTTTGTACTCTACCATTAGGTTCTAACCCTAATCTTTTTACTATTTGTTTTGTTGGCATCATTATTCTAGTAGGCATTATTTACCTCCTAAATGGATGTGTTGATTTATACCAAAATTATTATTATTAATGCTTTTAACATAATATACGATATAGTTTTTTAAATCTTCTTGAGTATTAATGTCATCAGTTAATTCACCTTGAACTATCATATCACCTATTGCGAAATTATTTATATCTAGTTCCTCATTTTCATCATATGGGATTCTTACATCTACATCATTTGCATCTGCATATCCTTTATTTAACCCTGCACCTCTACCACCAAAGAACCATGCTTTATCGTAATTAAATCTTTTCCATTTTTCAAAGTGAGTTGCTAAATCTAATCCATCTTTGTGAAAGATTGTTACTTTTGAATTAGTTATCATTTGACTCCTATGTATAGAATATGTTCACCTTCATAAATAGTTCCTAATAGATAAGTTCTAATCAAATCTTGGATTTCATCCTTTTTAGATTTGATTATTTCTCCTATTCTATCAACACTTAAATATGTAATTGAATATCCATCTATACTTTCATTGGCAACATTTTTAGATTCAGTATCATCAATTGTTTTTGAATACTCTTGAATCTTATTTATTAGTTTAAATTCACAAAGTTTTACATTTTGTGGGATGTTTGTTTTTCCAACTAATCTAAATTGTGTTGGTTCATCAATTTGTTTTCTTGCTTCAAATTCTAATAGATTAAAAGGCATTCCGCCAATTGCAGAACCACCTAACTCTTGATATTCTGCATAGGTTAAGTATTGTCCTTCAAATGTCATGAAATGCCTCCTTTACTATAAACTTACTGATTCAGGTGATACACTTGCAAATGGGAATCTAGTTTCAGATTCATTTTCTGCATTGATTGGGTTAGGAATTTCCCATCCTAATCTCATTGTTACACGAAGTGCTACCATGTCATCTTGTGCTAGGTTATATAAGATTTCTCCTGTTTGTGGGTCTTGAATAACTGCTTCAGTTAATACTTTATAAGTAATATCTTGTCTGATTGAATATACTGCTTGGTTAAAGTCACCAACAATTAATGTAGATAAGTCTTTATCCCAAGTACCATTATCAACAAAAGTTCTCTTTAATGAACCAATTTCAGTTGTATTTAATGGTTGTCCTGTAGTATCTGTCATCATTCTGAATTTACCTTTAAGTCCAACACCACCAACTAAACCATTTACATCATATCCTGATTCTTCAACTTTAGTCATAGCATCGTTGATGTCTGAATATAATTTTCCTGTGTCATTTACTTTTGCACCAACTTCAACGATTGATGGGATTAAACCTTTTCTCCATTCAGTTGGTTTGCCAATACCATTAATCATGGCATCATCAATTTTTCTACCAAATGCTTCAACTAATCTTGGTTTTACTTGTGCCCAAATATCAACATCTGCATCATCTAAATCGTTTTCCTTAATAGGAACAATAACTGCAATTTCACAAGCAGTGATGTATTTGTTTGCCCATGCCATTTTAGTAAGATTCTTTCTACCATTATTAGTAGTTTCATCTACGAAATAAGCAATTGGTAAACTATCTAAAATTCTTAATTTTGTTTTATCACTTGTCATGTTTGGTAATCTTTTGAAAAGTGATAATGCTTTTGATTCTCTAACTACACCTTCAAAAATCTCTTTTGCAACTTGTGTTTCAATTAGAGCATCAACATCAGTTCTTCCAATTTTTGTCATAATCTTTTCTCCTTCTCTTTTTTATTCATTAATTTCACCACGAAGAATATTATTCATAATATCATTTGTAGTGATAGGTTTTGATTCTCCACCATTTAAAGTAGGTGCAGATTGTGTTGTCTTAATGACCGTTTCTCCAAAATATTGTGGATTCTCTTTTTTATAATCATTAAGAGCAGTTTCGAAGTCTACATCATCATTTACCATTGATTGAACTTCGCTTGTTACAAACTTGCTAAATTCTTTTTTGACATTACTATCACTCATTTTGATTTGTGCCTTTAAAGAATTATTTTCGTTTGTAAGTGATTCGTAATTTTTAAGTTTCTCATTATCTGATTCTACTTGACTTGATAAATCATCAATAGTTTTCGAAAAATAAGCATTTGTATCCTTAAGTTCTTCATTTTCTTCCTTAAGTTTTGTTAAATGTTTACCATGCTCTGCCATGATGCTATCAATTGTTTCCTCATCTAACTCTAGTCCTCTTAAAAATTCTCTCATATAAATTCTTCCTCCTTCATTTTTTTATCGCAGGTTATGTCCTTCGTTGAAAGAAAATTTATAGTTGTGGGTTATCGTACTCACTAACGATAAAGCACTTTCGTACTTTAATAATATTATACACAAAAAGAAAAAAAGTGCAATATGCACTTTTATCCTTTGTATTTTTGTTTAAATGAAGTTAATGAGATATCTGAATTAGGATGTGATTTTCTATATCTTTGCCATGCTTTGAACATCTTGTTTTCTTCTACTGCATTCTTAATAGATTTACCAAATCCACTTTCATTAAGTTCTTTTCTTAATTCTTCTCTAGCATCTCTTGTCTTTGCTTTGTTTTCATCACTCATTCTTGCCATTGCTCTTTTAATTACATTACTTCTTTCACTATATATTGGTTTTTTAGATGCTACTACTTCATCATCATAATTTTTACTAATTTGATTTAATTGTTTGAAGTTATCATCATGTAGATTAAAGATTCTCTTGTATGCTTCTTTCTTTGAAATCTTTCCTGATTTTGCATCATCACTTATTTTCTTTTGTTTACTATCAACTTTGTTATCATTCCATAATTTATCTGCTTTTGCATTAAATTCATTTCTTTGTTTAACAAAATCTTCAGTTTTCATATTACCAATTTTGCCAGGTGTATTGTAATCATATTTAGCATTTAATCTTCTTTGTGATTCTTTCTTGTTATCATCATCAAAAGCATCTATGTTTCTATCTGCTTTAGTTTTACCTGCTTTTTCTCTTATAGATTCATTCATTGATTTGCTAGATGATTTACTTTTTCCTTCTTTTAATTCATATTCAGGTAATTTTTTCCAACCATATGATTTTTGTAATGACTTATCAATTTCTTGAATTTCTTTTAATTGTCTTTCTGCCATTTCCTTTGTTGGTGAACTTACCATAACCATTCCATTATCTTTATTAGTTATTTCATATCTAGGCAAGTTTCTAGTGTGCATTTCTTCATTTAGTCTTTGCATTCCTGTTTCATATTGTTGTTTATTAGCAGTATTGAATATTTTATTCATTCTACCATTTCTTGTTCTTTGGTCACCTAATTTATCGTTTACTGCTTTATTATATAATTCACTTTGTTTATTTAATGCTTGTGTAAGTTCTTCATTACTTAATGTACTTAAATTTGCTTTAGAAAAATCACCTGTGTAATCTATTTTATTTTGATATACAGGTACATCATCTTTATTATAATCACCAAATCCTATGCGTTTTGCACTTGCATATTTTGAACTTTCATTACTTGATTTTTTAAATTCATCATAAATCTTTTGTGCATCTTCATTATTCATTGAATAATTATCTGCTAAATCTCTTACAAAATCTTCATCAGAACCTTTATATCCACTTTTACCACTTAAATATGTTTCAACATCTTCTTTTGCCATATTTTCTGCTTTTGTACTTAATCTATTGCCTTCACTAATTTGTTTGTCATTTAATTTGACTCTATCTTGTGATTCTTTACCTGCATTGATTAAATCAACATTATCAGTTCCATATTTAGATTTAAGTTCATCTCTTGTGTATGAATTTGATAAGTTTTCTTTTTTTGCAATATCATTTATTTCAACTGCATCTTTTGACTTTAACATACTTAAATTTGCTTGATAAGTTTCGCCTGTTCTTAAATTTTTTGTAATTGGTCTATCATATTCATCTTTTGTTAATTCAAATTTATCGCCAACTTTACCTGCAGAACTTTCAATTTTTTGTGTATATGTTATTTTTTCATAATCTCTAGGAATACTATTACTATTTCCTTTTTTTGCATACTTAATGCCATCATTTAATCCTTTTTCTTGCTTTTTATATTCTTCATCGGTATATCTATCTTTTTTTGACTTTAATTGTTCTTTCCTTTGTTCTAAATCTTTAATAACATCTTTATCAGTTTTTGATGTAATCTTACTATCGATATATGAATCAGGTGCTTTTCTTTTAGTGAATTTCTTATCAAACTTTCCACTTTTTTTCATAGCATCACCTAATGATTGTCCTTCTGCTATGAATACTCTACGACCATTGATAGTTACCCATCTTCCATCATCGCCATAATCTTTTGCCATAATATTTCCTCCTCTTTCTCTTGTACTATATCATTTTTTATATAACTTTTCAATTCTTAATTAGGTATTACTTCTAATATTTTTACTGCTATTATTCCTTTTTCATTTGCACCTAACAAATATCTTGCTAGGTCGATGCTACATTCGAATATATCATCTCTATAAATTATGCCTTCTTTTTTTCTCATTCTTGGCACTAAATTTTTAATTTCATAATATCTTGTAAGACTAAAATCTTTTAATGCTTGTACTTTAATCATTTTCTCTATGTGTCTTTCTCCAATAAAGACTTCCTTCTCTATTTGAATTATAAATATATAAAACTCTATCTAAATAAGTTGTTTCTAAATTTTGAACTTCATTTTGAAAATCTACATCTTCTTCTCCCCACTCTAAATCTTCTCTAAATAGTGGACATTTATCACTTCTATAAATTGCTTTCCACATAGCAGGGTTTGTTGGTCTACATACAACTAAATTTTCACTTAAGTCTAACCAATTAAAGTTGATAACTTCTGTTGGTGTTTCTTCTATTGCCTTTAATAATACATCAATATAATCTGATGTTACCATATCGTCCCCATCACAAAATGCTATGTATTTTCCTCTTGCTTTTCTTATTCCTTCATTTCTAGTTAAAGCAGTTCCTTGATTCTTTTCATGTTCTATTAAATGAATATTATTTGTTGCAAGTTCATCTTTCATATAATGAAATTCTTTGTGACAATAATCATCTATTAATATGATTTCAACTTCATCTTTCATTTGAATTGCTAAACTCATTAATAATTTTCTAGTTAATTCAAATGTTTCATAATAAGGAATAATGATTGTCATTAGTATCTTGTCACCACTGTCTGTCATTGCCATCTAAAATCTCCTTTCTACATTTGTTTACTCTATCTAATAATAATTTGTCTATCTTTTCGTCTTTACCTTTTTCACTTAAGTATAATTGTAATGTATCTGCATAATGTCTTATTGTTGATGTTCCCCAATTTACTTCATCTCTTATTGTGGTAACTGATTTTAAATTTTCTTGATTCCACACATATATTGGTTCTTTCAATAACTCAAAACTATTCATATGTATACATATTCTACAATGTTGGTTTCTATCTTCTTTTAATGTACCTTCGTTATATAAGTTTTCTTGTCTAGTTGCTAGGGTCTTTTTAATAACCTTACCACAACTACCACTCCATCCCTTTAATGCCTCGTATTTGTCTTTATAACTAGGTATAAAGCATTCTTGTGTTTTGCCATTCTTAAAACTTGATAATCCTACGAATAATACATCTGATTTCTTTTGCAATTTTTGATTTATCTTTTCTAATACACTTTCATCTAATAACCAATCATCACTATCTACATAGTATACATAATCTACATCATCAGATAAATGTAAGTATGCTTCATTTCTAGCACCACCATTCAATCGCTTTTGTTTTAGTTCAATTACCTTGTGTGGTGGTTTTAATAACTCTTTAGCAATGCTTACACTATTATCATCACTCATATCATCTACAAATATTATTTCATAGTTTGTATATGTTTGATTCAATATGGATTCTAGGCATTTTCTAATAGTATGTTCGTAATTATAATTTGGAACAATGATTCCATACTTGTAATTCACAAACTCTATCTTGTCATAATCCTTATCATTTATAGTGGTCTTTTTAATGCAATCTACATCATAGTCAGTTAAATTGATTTCTACAAATGGGCAATCTTTATAATACACACAATGTAATTTGGTTTCTAATAACTCATCTAATGATTCATCATCAAATAGATATATATATTCATTCTTGCCTTTTTTAATCTTTTTAATACTATTTTTATCAATTGCGATTTTCATTTTACCACCTAATTCTATTTTACAACAATAAAAAAGAATAGTCTATTGACTATTCTCTCTCTTTTCTAACTCTTTTAGTTTTGCTTTGCATTCTGCTTTTGTTCCACTAAAGATTTCTCTTTTCATATTAAAGGTAAATCCACCTTTGGATGTTGTGCCTTCATTTTCATACACTATCCATATAGTAGTTCCATCCTTCTTATGAAATTCTTTAAGTTCATATTTCATTTTTCTCCTCCTATTAATAGTTATTAAGCAAGTCTATTGAGTTAGACTTGCTTTTATAACTAGATATTCCTTGTTATTGATTACTTGCTTTTCTTCTTTTACATAGTAAGCACGGAACCAATCAGGATTTGTGATATTATCTTTAATGTCTTTCTTTGTATGATAGTTTCTATCATGGTTCACACCATACATAGAATCATCTACATAAAAACCATAGGCATATAAGACAATTACCACATTGTCATCATCACTTAATTCTTTTAAGCGAGATTCAACATACTTTCTTCTTGCCATAATAACCTCCTAATATAAAATTTTCAATGAACATTATACAAAGGGTATTTCTCCCTTTTGTATAGTACTATTATACCACATTTAACATTTACATTCAAATGTAAACCACTTGACACTTTACTTTACACAACCAAATTATAGGGGTTTACAAGCAATTTTTGTCCAAAAACCATGAAAAATTTTTTAAAATTTGTGATTTTTAATTTACTTTACACTACCCCTTCATACTTTACACATTGTTTACAAATTAAAAGTAGGTATCAATGACCTACTTTATCTTCCAACAATACTCTGCGATTCTATCTCTACAATCAAAACTATCATATACTACACCATATTTGGCACATACAATATGTCCATTCATAGTGATTAATAATACATTATCATGATACATCCCAACTACTTCTCCAACTTTTCTAGGTATGTTCTCTATTCTTGGATATCTTTCATCTAGGTAATCTATTATAAATTCCCTATCATCCATCATAGTTCCTTTTAACCTTGCTATATTACTTAAATGTTCGTATGTATCATCCCATGTATTATTTGTTGCTAGTGATATGCTACGAATAGCACAATCATTTTCAAATAGTCCTAAAGCATTGTTATTATAAAATTTATACATTACATCATACTTCTTTGTAATGATTCTCTTAACATTTGTTTTTGTTGTGGAGTATCTGCTTCTTCATGTAGCACTTTAATAAAATCTTCTAATGCTTTTACCATATAGTGAAATGATTTGTCAGTATCTTCTGATGCACCATATCTATTTTTAGATTCTTGGTATCTACCATATTCTCCCATCATTCTATCCATTTGTTCTTCGCCACGATATCTCATATCTCTACCTCTAGCACTATAGTTGCCATAGTTCCCATATGTATCATATCCTGGTGTTCTTCCACCATAGTTGCCATAATTTCCATAATTCATTTGTTTTTCCTCCTTTGCCATATGTTTAACTTTAGATAACACATATAAATTTTCTAGGTTTTGTGATGATATGCCTTTGTCTATTATTTCTTTTATAGATTCACTTGTTTTTTCAATTATTTTATCTTCCAAATTATCCATTTGTTCACTTCCTTTCTTCAAGTAACTTAATGATTCTTTCATTTTGTTCAATTATTTTTTTAAAATACTTTGTATCTTGTGTTTGTAGTTCATTCATTAAATCACTATTGTTATAATCTTGAAATAAGATTTGTAAACTTATTGCTTGTAATAACAATGATAAATTATCTATTCTATTCATTAAGCAATCTTTTCAATGATAATATTTGCATCTTTAATAGTTGGTATTTCAGTTTCTACTGCAGGTGTCACACCACCTATTGCATTTAATGAACCTATTGCTAATGTTGTATTTACTCTAGGACAAACTCTAATAATTTTAGTAAATGAAATGTTGTAATAATCTCCTGCAGTTGCTACTTCTACATCCATTTCAGTTCCTTCTATATCACTTCCTGTGCTACTCTTTAATGCAAGTGCTACACTTCCTGCAGTTTCACTTGTTACATTAGCATTAAATGATATTTTGAATGTTCCACCACCAATGATAGTAAAATCACTGCTACCATTCCTGTATTGTAACCATCCACAACAATTGGCACTTCTACTTCTTATATCTACAAAATCAAAATTTATGTTATCTATATTTGAAGTTAATACTTCAGGTGTTATTTGTAATGCTTGAATCATAATTTTCTCCTTTCTAAAATAAAAGAGATAGAACTATGCCTATCTCTATTTGCAAGTTCTCGTAATCGAGTTAGTAGTAATCTACTTATGCTTAAATAAATGAGTTTCCACTACATCCACATCCGTTGTTTTGTGGGCAAGTGAATATAGGTGTTCTACCATAGACAGGTGTACTAGGTACAGGGCAGTTTGCTAGTCTATTGTATAATTGGTCTACTTCATTTGCAAATCCTTGTGCAATGAATGAGTTTTGTGCAATTTGAGATGCTTGTAAGTCTTTCATTAAAACTTCTCTTTGTAAATCTGCAATCTTTTCATTTTTAGCATCAATTTTGTCATTGCATAATTGGTCTAGGATTCTTTGTGTATTGGCAGTTTGATTTGTAATAATATCTCTACCAACTTCATTAATTAGTTGTCTATCGCTACAATTTTCACTAATAATAGTTGAATTAAGTCCTGCGATGCCTAATCTATTTTCACAACAACAATTTTGGAATTGAGTTCCTAAATTATTGAATGCTTGTAATGTTGAGATTTGGTTATTAAAGTTTTGATTCATGTCTGCTACTTGTCGAGCATTTGCACTAATCTCTGCACTTGAAAAACCATTGTTAATAGATTGAACTATATCAGATGTGCTATTACACATTTGGTTAGATAATCCACTTACACCATCTCTTACACCTTCAATTTGGTTGCTTAAATGTAAAGTATCAAATCCATTGTTTGTGTTATTCATAATGTCTTTTTGACCATTAGATAACCAAGCATAGTCATTGTTACCACCACCAAATCCACCAAATCCATTATTGCCATTGAATAATAGTGCTAGTAAAACTAATGCCCAAATTCCATCTCCACCAAAGAATCCACTATTGTTTCCACAAGTGTTCATTGGATACATTGGATAGAATCCATTTCCATTAGTTGTTGCTAACTCCACTACAGGTTGAATGCCTTGATTTCCATTCATACTTTGTTTCTCCTTTCGTTATTTTTATCTATATCAAACTCATTTTGAGTTGATACTATAATTACTCATCATTTGTTCCCATTGTTCTTTTTGTTGAGGATTAAATGATTGAATTGTATGATTTAAAAATTCGTTAGGATTTTCGTTATTCTTTCTTGCTTGTTGATAACTTTGAAATGCCTTTGGGTTTCGTAATTTGAGTTGTTGCTCTAACTGATTCATCATCATTTGTGGCATTTTTTGTGATAATATCATTTGAATCATATTGTTCATGTTTCATGCTCCTTTTCAATTCTTCTATTTGTAATTGCAAGTATTCTATTTGTAAATCTTTCTCATCCTTTTCAATAATTTCTTGCAATTCATAGGTTTTAATATCTCCTTTAGCATTTTTAATCCATACAACACTCATATCCTTACTAAAATATGGTGTATCACCAACTACCATTTCTCTTTTTACATCCTCAATAGTTTCTGCAAATCTCATTGTTTCTCTATTAGGTGCTAATTGAAATGTTTGATTGATACTTGGTTGTGGTTGTTGGATTTGTGCCTTTATCTTTTCTAATTCATTGATTTGAGCATTTATCCTATCAATATTAGGTTGTTGCATATATGGATTAAACATTGTTATCATCTCCTAAATAAAAAGAAAGAAAGACCTCAATAAACTATGTTTTAAATAATCCATCAAGTTTTCTTCCTTTCTAGGTTAATTGTAGAACAAAAAAAGAACTTGAAAGTGTCAAGTTCTTATAATATTTTTCTTATTTTTTTCTTTAATTTTGCTATCATTCTATCAATTGTTTTAATATCATTGTGAGTTATTTCAGCAATTTGTAACCTACTATAACCTTTTATCCTTAATTCTAACAACTTTGCATATTCCTTATTTAACATACACTCTTTTACAATATATTCATAATCACTTTTTGTGAACTCAAAAAAATCCATTAAATTCCAAAGTGAATATTACTATCTTTAATATCACTTATTTGAGTATATGCTATCTCATTAGTTTCTTCTTTGTTGTTATTGTTAAGCACTATAATTAGATAGCACATTGTGATAAACCACATCACTAACATAATTAGGATTATTATGAATTGTCTTTTATTTTGCCTTTTATAGTCATTAAGCACTTCTCTTGCCATGCTCATTTCTTTCATGTCTTTAACTTCTTTCCTCATGTCTAATACATCTTCTCGTAATCCCATTTTTATCCTTTCCCATGATAAATTTTTATATGTTGCTCCATCGCTTTTTCTACTCTTGCATCTATTTCCTTATCGTAACTATCAAGAATATCTAGCACCTTGTCTAATTTTTTTTCAACTTGTTCAAGTCTATAATCAATTAGTTTTTGGTCGCTTCTATCTTCATCCAACTCCTTTGTATCCTTAACTGCTTTATCTTTTCTATTAATAACAAAGTTTGATACTGAAATAACTGCATTTAAAATAGTGATTGCTAATGCTATAGTTAATTCCATATCCCCTCCAAACTCTTACTACCACCTTGATTATATCATTTGTTTTAAAATAAAAAAAGAACTATTTCACTTTAGTTCTTTTATATCCACTAACCCTCATTCTTTTCATTTTAGTAGGTAATCCACTTACTTGACTTAATTGTTTATACTTTTTAGTTAATTGTGTAATTTTTATTTGTGATTCTTGTATTCCTTCTTTATCTCCACTTGCTAGTGCTATGATTTGATAATCTTTTTGTTTTCTTATCTCTGTTTCTATTCGCCTTTGTAACTGCAAACCTTCATAATTCGAATAGTGTTTACCATCAAATTCAAATCCTTTGTTATTTTTTCTTATTATTTCTTTTAATTCTTCATTTGTGTATTGTGGTTTACTTACACCTAATACAATAGCAAACACATAGTGATAGCAATTATATTGTCCTATGCTTCTTCTATCGTGATTCTCAAAATCAGATGGGAACTCAATTTCATCATATGAAATAGCATCTTGGTCATTTTGAAACTTTTCAAACTCCTCATTGCTAAATTGTTTTCCTTGTACTTCTGCATGGTCAGGTGCAGGATTCAAGTGAACACTTATCTCTACACCATCACTATCAAAATCTTTTCCTACTATTTGTTGTGTTTCATTATGTAGTGTTCTTAAAGCATCTTTCATTTGCATTCTAACTGCACTATCTAGTCTTAAGACTCTACCACTCTCATAATTGGCAGTTTTTATGCCATTTGAGGCAAGTTCTTTGATTGCCTTGTGTAATTCTTGGTCAAATGTAGTTTTGCCTTGTGCTACACTTAAAAATGCCTTATCGAGCACATCATGATAAACCTCTGCTAATGGTGAATAAACAACCTTGCCATCTACCACATTTGCAAATGCCATTGTTTTTGTTAAATTCACAAATTGTTGTGCAGTTTGTTTTGCTAATGCTTCTACTTGTGTTTTTAATGCCACATTCTCATCAAATGGTATAAACTTTTTGTTTCTATACTCATAGAATTGTTGTGAAAACATATAATCATTTCTTGCAACTTCTTCAAATATATCATATATGTCTTTAACATTTAATTTTGTCATTTGTGCTAATGCCTTGACTATTTTGTCATAATCTCCACCATATCTCATTATTTGAATTAATTGTTGTGCTTTAGATGGAGTTAAAGCACCAATCTTGTTGATGCTTTCTCCTATTTGTTGTAATAGATAGATATTTGTTTTTTCTATTCTTCTTAATAATCTTTCTATTACTTTTTCAATAACTTCATCTGATAGCATAGGATTCCCTCCTATTCTTTATCTTCTTTAGGTTTCTTTATTGTTGGGTTACTTTCATTTTTTGTTCCTAGTAAATCATCTATATTAGGATTAGATTCTTCTATTTCTTGAATCTTTTGTTCTGCTATTTCTTTTGTTTCTCCATAAATTTTCATTCTATATTCAACTTTACTCATTAATCCACTATTTACTTCTCTTTGTGCTCTATTTGATTCAGTTTCTTTATCTTCAATAATTGAATCATCAAATTGAATTACCATATCAGTTGTATCAATAGAATAATTGCCATATGTTGAACTAGCATAGCAAATTGCATCTACTAAATCATAAATAGCACTTTCATATCCTATTTCTAGTTTTTTCTTTCTTCTGAACAACTTACTATTTGAACTTACTACTGCAGTTGCAGTTGATAGATTTGTTCCATCAAAGTGATAATGATTCTCACCAAATCCTACTTTATTTCCTAAAATATTTAATTGAGTATTTAATGTTTCAATTTGTGCATTTGTTCTTAATTGGTCACTTTCACTTTGAATTAAATCATCCTTTGTTGCTCCTGTAGGTAGTTGATAAACTGATGTATCATTAGGGTCAAATACCAATCTTTGTTCACCATTGTCATAATTAAATAACTCTGCTCTTACAAATGTTCTTTTTCTACCATCATTGATTTCATTGTTGATTGCATCAAATGTTGTATCTACTGCTTTCATTTGGTCTATAGCATTTGCATAATGTGGGATTCCAAATGGTGAATTATTAAACAAGTTATTTGTTAATAATGGTTTAAATGTTGCAAACCACTTTTTATCACTTTGTGTATTGAAATCTTTTTCAGTATTTGCATCTTCTATTTCCATTAATGAACCATTTGTTTCTTTGAATAGGTGATTCAAGATGTGATAGTTTTTATCTTTTCCAATCTTATGAACTGATAAGATTACATATTTATTACCATTGTTATATCTAACCGACCCAAAGGCACATTCTTTGATTCCTTTATTATCCCAACTTAATGGATAAATGTTATCAATATCTACAACATCAATTCTAGTTTCTGCATCACTTACATCAAGAGTCATTGAATCTTGATTCTCTTTTAAGTTTGCTACACTAACAACTACACCACAAGTTCCTAATGCTCCACTCTTTTCAATTGCTTGATTGATAATAGAATAGATATCTAATTTATCTACTAATTCATCAAATTGTTCTTGATTCTTTTCATCTTTTAATGAAATCTTACATTTTTCACTCCATAGGATATCAGACCAATCTTCTGAAATTTCCTTTGCCATGTTCATTGTTAATCTTTTCTTTTTAATTTTTCTATTACCATTGTAAATAAAGTAATTGTGAAATGACCTAACATTTCCTTGATACCATGAATGCCATTGACCAATATATGTTTCAATATTGGTTTTTACATCTGAATTATAGTTGTATGTCTTTTTCAAAAATTCTTCTAGTTTCATTTGCCTATCTCCTTTATATTTCTTTTTTGTCTATGATTTGAATGTTTTTGCTATCATATACAACATATTCATACCATTCTTTACCATTTGCATTAAGATGTTCAATTCTTGTGCCTTCATATCCTTTATTTTGTAAAAAGTCTGCAATATCATCTTTTTGATAATCATATCCCATTTCTCTTATTTTGATTGGAAATTCTTTTTCTTTTGCATTAAACCATTTTTTTACATTTAGTTTAACTCGATATTGATATGTTGAGTATGCACCATACCCATCACTTATATCTTTATCATCAAAGAAATAATGACCATAACCATATTGCCCACCTAATATTGCTTTTCTAGGCATTTTATTATCAAATTTATTAAAATCGTGATTAGAAGTATGATAGTATATTTTCCCTTTTGAATCTCTTATTTTTTTATTCATATAGTCATTTGTACTTTTGTCTTTAATAAATACACGATGACCACGAATAGTTACCCATTTACCATCTTCACTCATAATTATTTCCCTTTCTATTCTAATTATATCACTTTTTATGTGTAATTCATTATTTGCATAGATAACTTATCATAAAAAGCAAAAAATGAATACTCAACACTATCCAAGTCATCAACAGGTGTTGTTCCATCATCAAGTCTTTCATCTTCGTGTTTCTCATCCCATAATGCTTGTGTATATGCTTCTATTAGGTATTTACACTTTTTTAATATGAATCTTCTCATTTGCCCAAATAATCTGCAATCAAGTTCAATTCTATCTACTATTCTTCCTTTAATACAATCTTGAACATTTAATGGAATTGCGTGTTCTTGAAGGTATTTATTCAATCCATATGTTATGACTTGACCTAATGCTCCATAATCTCCAAAAGCATGAGTTACTTTTCCATATTGTGCTACAACTCTTTTATAGAACTCCACAAACTTTTCATACATTTCTTCAGGAGAATGAACTCCAACCATTCTTTCTTCATCTATAGTCCATACTTCTTTGAATCCATGTGTGATTCCTGTTGCTTTAAATTCAGTTTCACCTTTAGATGCACCATAGTCAATTCCTATTGAAATTATTAAGAAGTTTAATGGATTGCCATATTCATCTACTGCTTTATCTCTAATATACATATCAGGATGGTCTGCAAATTGTCTATATATGATTCCCTCTGCATTCTTCCACATTCCAAGAATCAATCTATCATAATAAATTGTTCCTTCATATTCCTTACATAGATTATCTACAAACTCTTTAGATAAGAATGGATTATCAAAGATAGTGTAATGTTGAACATATACATCTAATCCTTTTTCTTCTACTAAATCCAAGAAGTCCTTCTTTAACCAATGCGATTGATTTTCAGGATTCAATGCACCATCAAAACATGAATAATCCTTGTCTAGCGATGCTTGAATCATTACGAATACATCTTGACACCATTTAGCAACTTCATCGCCATAAGCATATTTAATTGATGTACCTTGTACCTTTGATACTTGATTCGCTTTCTCACAACCTAAACAATAGACTTCTTCTCCAAATATAGTTGCTATATTATTAGAACCAATTGTTCCAACCATATTCCTTCCATAGATTTGTCTTAATGGTTGCAATACATTTCTTTCTATTGTTCCTTTAGATACACCAAAGATACAATATAATCCATCTAGTCCTTTTCTTTCAAAGATTCTTTTTGGGATAGTGTAAAGATTATCCATGTAAGTTTTACCACATCTTCTTGCACCAACTTTGAAATTATATCTATGATGTGCTTCTCTTACCCACTCTTTTTGTTTCTCACTTAATATCATCTATTTGCTTCCTTTTGAATTTCATCTAGCAATTGTTGAACTTTATCAAGTCCATTGTTTATTTCTCTTTGAGATTTTTGAATCTCTAATATCTTTAGTTCTTTATCTATTAGAATGCCATATGCCATTGCTAAATCTTTAATATTAGTAAACATATCAACATTCTCACTTTTCTCCTCTATTGCCTTTAAAAGTTTGTTTATGATGCGATTCTTGGTTGCACTTTTTGACTTTATATATTCTAATGTGTCTTGTGTATTTTCTTCAACTTTTTGTGTTAATTTTCGTTCTATGTCTTTCTCTTTTGCTACAATATTTCTAACCGAATTGACACTAACACCATTTATTCTAGCAGTTTCCCTATAATTTTGATTCTTGATATAATCTGCAACAATCTTTTTTTTCTTCTTGTCTGTCAATCTCTCTGCCAACTATATCATCTCCTTTATGCTAAATAATAAATCACATTTGTTCTTGTATTCATGATTCTCACCATCAATACTTACTATGTATGATTTATAAATCTTGTTGTCTTTGTATGTTCTTCTTTCATTGTAATATACTTTGTGCTCTAGTGATAACTTTCTTAATATTATCTCAATCATTCTATCTATATTTATTTTTACCACCTTCTTGGCGATTCTTTCTCCATTGGTGTAAATCTATGTGTATAAAATTTTCCCTTATCATTTGCTCTATAATGTCTTTATAATTGCATGACCTTTTGTTTATGCAAGATTCACAACTACTAATCTTGGCACATTGTCTTAATTTATACTTGTCCATATACACACCTTTACCTTTATATAATTTTATCACTAGGTACAAAAAAAAGAAAGAATGTTTTATTCTTCCTTATTTATCGACCTTTATATGTTATTGAAGCAAAGTTAATGTATTTTCTTGCTCTTTTGTAATCATTAATAGCATATCTTAAGAATGATGCTTTAGACAATTTATCTTGTTTTAATAATTCATTTAATTCATCATATTCTTCAATTTTTAAAAACACTTTAAATTGTTTATAATGTTTCTTGTTGTAATCTTTCATCTTGTTTCTCCCTTCTTTTTGTTGCAACTATTAAATCAACTATGTCTAATTGAATATTAGTCATTTCTTCATCATTAAACTTAATACCATAGTTTCTATTAAATGTTGCATAGATACTAGCATTCCTTCTACTTACCTTTTTTAAGTTTTCAATTCTACAATCAGTTCTATCACCATTTAGAAATATTATAAATTCATCTTCTTTTAGTTTAGTATTGTAATGTTGTTCATATAATAATTTGTGTTTATATTCCCACTTGTTTTCACTTGTTTTAACTAATATAAACCCACCATCAGTTTTTATTCTTTCACTACCTATTTCACATGAAACACCATATTGATGTACTTTGTTTTTGTTTCTTTTATATTGTATTTTATTTCTCCATAAATATTTAACTAATGTTTTAACATTATATGTTTCATTATATTTTTCATTGACTAATTGTACTAATTCTTTACTTGTTTTGTCTTTAGCAATGCTTTCTATCCAATCCTTCATTTCTTGATTATGCTTTCTTCTCATCTTTCAATTCACTCTTAACTTTCATTTCCATGCTCATAACACTTAAATATGTTTTTGCACCTGTTGTGATTGCTTTACTTTTGGATATTTCAGTTTTGGCAAAAGCATCATCAATTTCAGTATCTGATAGTTTGATTGTTTCATCTAATACAACTTTTTTCAGTCTTTGTAAATCATTCACTTGAATCAACTCCTATTCTTCTTCATCTTCAATTATATTAAGTTCTTGTAATAGTGCTTTTTCTTGGGTTTGACTTCTTTTTGCTAATTCTTTTACCCTTAAACTTAAGTTTACCACTTTAATAAATGTTTGAGCATTATTTGAGATAACATTACTTCTTTCTATTTCTCTTTTACCCATACCACTTTTCATATAATCTTCATCTGATAGTCTATTTAACTCATCAAATATAATTTCTTGCACTCTTATAATTTTATTATTTAATTTACTCATATTTTCTCCTACTTTCTATTTATTACTATTTTTCATTTTTTTTATTTGCTTTTTGCATTTCTAAATATATTCCTAATAATATAAATACAATTGCTATCCCCATAGAATCACCTCCTTAATTAAAAGTTGCCATATAAGATTTTATATACCATTTGGTATAGTTCTTAAAATGGTTGATAGCAGTTGTTTCTACATCACTATATGTGAATGTAGCATATGCCTCATTGATGTCCTCTACCCATTTAAAATAGATTCTATCATTGCTATCTTTAGATTCATCTATTGCTAGGTAAATCTCTTTATTGCCTTTACCTCTAGTTGCAATTACATATAATTCTGCTTTCATAATATTCCCTCCTAATTTATGCTATTTCCTTTGTTGATATATGTAATATAACATATTTGGTACTATATTGCAAGTTATAAAAAAAGACTAAATATTTTTATTTAATCTTTTTATCATCTTCTATTGTTTTTACCTAATCTATATCAAAATGTATTTGTTGAATTGAATCATTTGTTTTTGATTCTTTTTCTTCTTCTAAATTACATACATATTCTATTCTTGCTTTTGCTATTGGTAAGTATTCTTCAGTTAATTCTATTCCAATGTATTTATAATTTTTATTTTTTTCTTTATTTTCATACATTACTGCTTTGCCTGTTGAACCACTGCCGTTAAATGGGTCTAAAATAGTGCCACCGTTTGGTGTAACAAGTCTAACTAGGTATTGCATTAATGAAGTAGGTTTTACTGTTGGATGGATATTCTTTTTTATAACTCTAAATCTGCTTGAAACATCATCTAATACTTCTTTTTGGTTATCTCCTCCTGCTAAACTACCAACTCGTTTTTCTTCAAATTCATCTAATCCTTCATCTCTATCTTTCTTACTTGCTTTTGCACAATAGAAGTATCTTGATGCAGAACCGCTATCTCCATATTCACCATTATTCATACCTACTTTTATACCAATACCTTTTCCATAACAATTAACATTTTCACTATCACTTTGTCTTATACCATTTTTTGCACTTTTTGTATTAGGAAACCCTCCACATACTTCATCAAAATCAGTTTCATCATAAGTTAATATTGTATTTGCAGGAAATCTACCCATTTCACTAACACCATTTTTTCCAGAAGTCCAACTAACTGCACCATTACTTAATTCTCCACCTTGAACTTGTTTATATTTATCTGCATTTTGTTGTCTATATAATGGATTAGTTGCAGGATTAGTTGTTTTTTCATATTCTACCCTACACTCATCGATATTTATTCCACCAACACCATATTCTATTACATTATCTACTAAACTACCTTTAAATGGTTTTCTTGCTACTATAATTGGCTCAAATGATGGTTTTAATGCCGTTCCCCAACCTTGCCATTGTTTGGCTAAATTAGTTGATGGTGCTGTTATATTAAATTCAGTTGTTCCTGCAAAGTTTGCTATTGTTCCTTTTGTTAAACCTGCTTTACCTTTACCTATTACTTCTCTTTCCACTTCTTTAATAAGTTCTCTATATTTTTCAAGTTCTGGAAATTCTTTTATTATTTCTAAATATGTTTGGTAATCTGGTACTCTACAACCATCTTTTCTGCCTTCATACCAGCTCCAATTAGTAGAACCATTACAATATTTATCATCACAATATTTTTGTGTTAAGTTTCTACTTTCTCTTGCTTGTTTTAAATCTATTGCGAATTGTTTTGAATAATCATTGCCACCTTTTTTGTCAATTTGCTTTGATATATCCATACTTTTAGGAAAGCCACTACCATATAACCACATAATAGTATCTCTTATTTCAAATCCTGCATCTTCAATAGCACAAGCGATTCTATGAAAAGTTCTACTACCACCAAATGCTAACAAGTACCCACCTGGTTTTAACACCTCATAACATTTCTTCCAAGTATCTGTTTGAAATGCTATTCCTGAAGAATCCCAATTTTTTGACATAAAGTTTAACTCATATGGAGGGTCAGTAATTATACTATCAATAGTTTCTTTATCTATCACTTCAAGTAAATCAAGCATATTTCCATAATAAAGTTTATAATCTTTATTTTCACTATATATTTTCATTTTTACTTATCTTCCTTGTTTGCTTCTACAACTTTATATGGAATCAAATATGCAATTACATCTGCCATAACTATTCTTGGCATAGTTATTATTAGAGGCATTATAGGGATGTTCTTAATATCTTTTTCATTCTTTAAAGCATCTAAAAATTTCTTTGCTTGTTTTCTTTCCTTTATAGAATATTCCTTACATTTGTATATTTTCTCTGCTTCATCACTATTAATTATCTCAATTAGTATTTCTTTTATTTTTTCACTTGTATACATAATCTACTCCTTAAAAAAATCGCCACCAAACTCACTATCACAAACTCGTGGCATATTAGATTTTATAGAAAGTAGGTGACTTATTTTGTCTTGATTAGAATAATATAGGAGGTTTATTCTATGAATACTATTGATAGTTTTTAACTTCCCTACTTTAACATTTGTCTTAATTTATATTTAAAATGATTTTTGGTAGTATTTCTCATTACTCTACCACAATATGTGCATATCTCTTTATCCTTCCATGCAGGTATGGGCATTGTATGACTACATACACATTTTACCATATTATCACTTGCTTCTTTGTCCATCTTGCATCTATCAGTATCTACTCTCTTTTTACTCATTACCATATTCCTTGTCAATTTGATTTTGTATGATTCTTATTTCTAATTTAATTGAATTTATTGCTTCTAGGTTTGCTTTATAGATTGCCTCGTTACATATTTCTTTATATTTCAATTTTGCTATTTCTTGTTTCCCTCTAGCAACATCATATGCTAATGTAACTGCCATTCCACTATCTTTAAGTCTTACTAATTCTTTTGCTAATTCAATTCTATAATTAGTATATGCTTCTGCATAATCTTTAGATGTCTTTCTAATATTCTTTAGAGTAACTTCTAATTTATTTAATTTATCTTGCAATAATTCATATAAATCCATTTTAATCACCAATTAGAAGGGCAAATCCATATCATCAGAAAGTTCTACATCACCATTAAAATCTTCATATTCATCATATGATGTTTCTTCTTTTTCACTTGATTCTTCTTTTTTCTTTGTTCCTAAAAAGTGAACACTTGTTCCTAATACATCTATTTTAGTTCTTCTAGTTCCATCTTGTGTTTCATATGAACTTGATTGGATTCTTCCACTAATTGCTAATTGGTCACCTTTATGAACATACTTACATACATTCTCTGCTTGTTTATTCCAAATAGTGATTGGGATAAAATCAGTTCTTTGTTCACCATTTGCATTTGGGATTCCGTTGATTGCTAAATTAAATGATGTAACACTTGTTCCATTAGCAGTTGCTCTTAATTCAGGGTCAGTTGTAATTCTTCCTAATAAAGATACATTATTCATGATTTTCCTCCTTTGGTAAAGTTATTACCAATCTATCATAACTTGCATTTGTTATTGCTATATTTCTTTCTTTCTTTTCAAGATATTGTTTATACATTTGTGGTTGTTCTTCCATAAACTTCACCATATTAAATTCTTCAACTTCTCTTTTCTCAAACTCTGCTTTCTTTCCTATTGAGCAAGTTATTTGAATACCTTTAGGTGTTGTCCATTTAACTTGTGATAAATCATTTTCTTTTCCTAAATCTACCATTTGTGATTTTAATTTCTTTTTTAAATCATCATATTCTTTTGTGTATTGATTGATAAGAACAATCTTATCTTCAAATTCATCTATTTGTGCTAATAAGTTATTATCTTTTTTTTCTTCAAATGTTGGTATAAATTCTTCCATCTTATTTTCCTACTTTCTTTGGTAATTTATCTTGATTTTCAATTGCATTCTTTAATTGCTTAATTGTCATAAAATGAATATCATTTTCTTTTAGTTTATACATCTTACAAATTTTATCATAGTCTAATTCATTATCATCAATTATTTTTTGTAATTGAGTTTCTAATTTTAATTGTTCTTTTTGATTCTTTTCAACTTCTTTTGGTTCTTGATTCTCAATTGCATTTTGAACTTCTTCTGCACTTGATACACTTCCATCAATACCAAATCCACACATTCCTAGTGCTCTACCTACTGCACTAGTTTCACAATTTTCAATGTATGATGTTTTATTTATGAATGTACTATTTTCTTTTTCATAAGCAGTTCCTGTTGCTAATTTGTATAATTCATTTCCTTCTCGATATCCAACCACTGCTCTAAAAATACATACACCATTTTCATTGCTTACCATTTCAGTTTCAATTACACCTTGTGGATAAACCATTCTAAATGCTTTGATTCTTTGATTTACTTCTACATAAAGTTTGCCTTTGATGTCAGTTGTTTTGATTGTTTCATTCGCTTTTTGAATTTGTTCGTATAAATTTTCTTTCATTTTCATTACCTACTTTCCTTCTAAACTCATTATACCATTTTAGCATAATGACTACAATAAATTTTTGCCATATCTTCTAATAAAATCTTCTTTGCTTTTGTGATATGTATTAATCCATTTTTGTTCTGCTATTTCTTTAAGTTTTAAATCTAATTTGTGATTAAAGTGTACTCCTTCATTGCTTAAATTGTGATGTCTACCACATAAATAGACTACTAATCCATCTTCTATTGAATTTTTTCTATTTCTACCAAACCATACTTCATGAATATGTATGTTTTGTATCAATCCACATACATAACATTTCTTTTCGTTTTGAATTATGCTATATCTTTTCATTTGAATAGTAAATCCCAATCTTCTTGTAATGCTTTAAGTTCTTCATCATCTATTTCTTCAGATTGTGGTTCTTTTGATAGACAACTAGGTGTGATTCCTTCTTTTCCCCATCTTTTTATTTTTTCATCTTGTGTAAGTGGTTCATCACAAATTTCATTAAGTGCTTCTTTGATTCTTGCTACACTTGGGAAGTATTTATCTTCTTGAATTATTTTTATGATTGCTCTTTCTAAATAAAGTGAATCTTCATTTTTTAAATTTTCTTTTAGCATTTGATAATGTTCATCATCTTTTGTTTTATTAAAATTTGTACATAATGTTGAATATAATTTTCTATTCATCTTCACTATTCCAATCTATTTCTTTGCATTCTTTCTTTTGTTCTTCAATATCACTAGGTCTTTTATAACCTTTACTTTGCCAATTTTTTAAAATACCATTTATGTATTTCATTGTTTTTACATTTCTTAATACTGATTCTTCAAATGCCTTAAGAATCATTTCATCTGAAAAATTTTCTCTCCATTTAATAATTACATCATATTCAGTTTTAGTTATACTATGAATATTATTATTAAAATAATTAATTAAAATTTCAATATTATTATTACTATTACTATTACTATTTCTAGTATGATTATCATATGATAAATCATATGATTTTGTTATGTTTTCTTTATCTTTATCATTTGTTTTAGTTTTACCTAACTTATTTTTACTTCTTGATTCACAATATTTTTTTCTTTTAATTATTTCTTTTTCCATTCTAGGATTATAAAATAATCCATTTTCATCTTTAACAAATTTTTTTATTACCAATTTATCTTTAGTCACTTGATTCATTTGTTCTTTTGTTAAATGTCCTAAAATATATTGATAACATAACAATCTAATATATGCACCACATTGTTCATTAGACCAAAAAGTAGTAGAACTAATAAAATCATTTGGATACCATAAAATTGCAGGATTATTCATTTTTATTTAATCCTTTCTTTTTTATATATTCAGTAATTTTCATTGCACATTCTATTGGTTCATTATATATTTGTGTCCCACTAAATCTAATTACATCATAACCATTTAGTTTTAAATTATTTTCTCTTTCATAATCATAATTCACTTGTTTTTTTGTTAAATGATGATATTCAAACCCATCACACTCTATTATAAGTTTAAAATCTTTTCTTAAAAAAACATTAACCCACTCATCATATTCCACATAAAAATCTGCAATGTATTTTTTATCATCTATATCAATTTCATGTTGAACATCAAATTGAAAATTTCTTTTATATTTTACATTACAAATACTTATTGCAACTAATAGTATTTGCTCAATTGGTGATTTAATCCACTCACAATTATCTGCAATTCTCATCATAACATCTTCGTTTATTGCTTCTTCTTCAAACAATAATTCTTTTGCTCTTTTTGGTAGACTTTCAAATGCTTCTAAATAATAACTTATGTATTTTTTATTCATAAAATCCTCCACTTACTATCTTTTAATCAACATCTACATCAACAATGTCTGAATCACATATATAATCTTTGATGTTTTCTTTAATATCTTCTTCAAGTTGTTCCCATGTCCAATCTTTTGGTACATCAGTTTTGACTTTATAAGTAACTATTATTTCAATTGTCTTTTGTTCAGTTTCTTCTTCACTTGGAGTTGGATAGTCACTCACCATAAGACTTGTTTCCACTTTATCTCACCTACTTTCATTACAACAAATGTAAATCTTTTTCAAATCAATGTCAATAAAAAAAGAGATTATTTTCTATTTTTTATAATCTCTCTTATGTACGAACTCAAACTAATTCCTTTTTTTGTTGCTTCCTTTTGCAATTTATCCTTTGTTTCCTTGTCTATTGACAATAGAAATGTTTGTCGATTCTTGATGTGCACTTTGTTCACATTTATCATCCCTTCCTATGTAGTAAATTATTGCTTTCATTTCTCTTATTATCTCATCTTTACTCTTAATTACCCTTTTATTCTTGTTTTTAGGTATCTCTCACATTAGTTTTTGTCTTTCTAATATATTTATACCTTTTTATTAAAAGTGTCTTAAAATTGATTTAAACCTATAAATCAAATAGTGATGTTTGACCACTTATATTTTTGCTTTGATAACTATTTTCTACATTATGCTTATTTATTTCATTTTGACCTCTAATACTTTCATTCATATAATTATCTAATCTTTTCTTTGTCATCTTTAAATATTTTTCACTTATGTCTATGCCAATATACTTATGGTTTAATAATAAACTTGCCACTCCTGTTGTTCCACTACCATTAAAAATGTCCATAATAGTTTTCCCTTCTTCATCATCAAATATAGAATAAATTGCCCTTAATGGTAATTCTAAAGGAAATGGTGCGGGGTGTTCATTTTTTTGTTCAACATTTATTTCCCACACATCTCCTAATATAGAATGGTTAGTTTTAATTTTAGGTATTTTATTTTTATACATAAAATATATATTTTCATACATATCTCCGTATGCTCCTGTTGTATAATTAAAACATTTTTTTCTATACCAAATTATATTTTGCCTTATTTTCCATTTTGTTTTTAATAATATTTCTATTGGGTTTCTATATTCTTCATCTTTAAATTTATCTTTATGATTATAAAATAAAAAACCTTCATTTTTCACAATTCTATAACATTCATTCAAAACATCAATTTGCCATTTGCAATAATCTTCATATTTTAGATTATCTTCCCAATTATCATATTGTAATTTAAAATCTCCTTTACTATTAGATAAATCAACATTATATGGAGGTGATGTAAATATCATATCAACACTTTCACTTGGAATTTGTTTTAATACTTCTATTACATCCCCTAAATATAATTTATAATCTTCATTTTGTGCATATGTTTCCATTTTTCACCAATTTATTTTGTCTTTCAAATAATCTTCATCAAATTTTCTTCCTTTTAACATTTGAGTTAATATGTCTATCATATCTCTAGTTAATTGATATTGATGAATAATCATCCAATCAGTTTGTTTTTCGTATTCACTATAAAATATTTCTCTTATTAATTTCATTTTTTCTTCTAAATTAAGTTCTTCTACTTGTTTTTGAATCTCATATATTTTTTCAATATTCATAATTACTCCTTTGGCATTTCATATACAATTTGTCCTGCTTGTTTTAATTCCATTTCAACTTGTTGTGTGGAATGTACTAATATGTTTTGTGACATTTGTTGAATAAAATTATCATCATTATAGTCTATTTTAGGTTCTTTATATATTACTATTGGTTGTAATATTTTTTGTATTTCATCTAATACTTCTAATGCTCTTTCTTTAGTTTCATATTCTCCTAATTTTACACATATTTTCCCATAACCTACTAACTTTTTATCATATTCAATACCAATACTATTGATTTTTGTTAATGCTAGTCTATCTTGACTTCTTATCCATAATTCCATATCTATTTTTCCCCCTCTGATTCAAATTTCTTTCTTAAATAAATAATATCTTTTCCTAAAGTTTCTTCATCTTGCTCTTTTAACCAAGCATAGAAATAATTAGATGTAGCATTATACAATGTTGATAATTTAGGTTGATTTTTATGTGCAACTTGTTCTTTAATTCTCCTCATCAATTTCCAAAAATTGTAATATGGGAATTTTAATTTAGTCATTATATTGCCATTTTCTATTACAACTCCTTCAATATCTTTGTGAGTCATATTTTCTTCATTCGTATTTTCAAGATACCATTTGTGAAATTCCCTTACATCATCAAATTCTTTATAAATTGTTTTACATTCACAATTGATTTCTTTAGATAATCTTTGAACTTCTTTATATGGTTCTTTTCTAAATTCATAATCATTATGAATAATATCTAATAATACAATTTTAGATTTATCATATTCAATTATATGTGGGTCATTTTCAATATCTATAACTTCAAATGTTAAAGATACATCATTGTTCTTTAAATAATCTTTTAACTTTTCTTTATCAATGTCACTATTATCAAATATAGTTTTAAAGTATGTTGCAAACTCTCCTTCATTTGTAGATTTACTTGCTAAAAATAAATCATCATTTACATATGACATGATTCCTAAAAAACCATTTTCTTTTTTGTAACAAGTAATCTTTCCTTTAAAGATTTGTAACAAGTGTTCTAATCTAGTTTCATCTCTTTCATTTATGTTAAAAAATTTAGAATAACCTCTAGCAACAACTTTATCTTTTTCAGTATCTACAAATAAACCTCTAGCAGTACAAGTTAATCCATCCCATTTTTTGCTAAAGAAAGCATCTCTAGTGAAATTAAATGAACTAATATTATTATCTAATTTAGTTTCTCTTATATATTTAGAACTTCTTAATTGTTCTATCATAGGTAACAATGCTTTACATTCTCTATATTCATTTACTACTTTAGGTTGTTCATGATATTCATTTTTAATTTTTATCATGATTGGTTCTAAATCATGGCATAATTGTAATACTTTCAAATTACCACCAAATTCAATTTTACCTTCTAGGTTATATGACTTTTCTTCATTGTCTATTTCAAATGTGTTTCTATGACCATGAACTTGAATCATATCAGTATATTTTTCATTTTCACTAAATACTTCATCAATTTGAGTGTTATAGTCACCTACACCATTTATCATTTGCTCTGTAGATATAAGTAATAATTCTTGTGGTATATAATTTATTCCACCATGACTTACGAAATATCTATGATTATCAAATTTGAAAAATGCCATTTGTCCTAATTTTCTATAAAACTTTTTTATATTTTTCTTATCAATATCAACTAATTCCACCATTGTCTTATTTAAAAATGTTCTACTTTTGATATTGTCATATTCATCTAGTGAATAATAATTTAACCATTTTTCATGATTACCTTCCAAAAATAAAGTATTTTTGTATTCACTCATTTGCATTAAATATTCTAGTGTTTCTTTATTTTGAATACCTCTATCAATGTAGTCACCTACAAATATATAGAAATCATTTACATCATATGGATATTCTTCAAAATATTTTTTTAATGGTTCAAAGCATCCATGAATATCACCAAATATATGAATCCTTTTATATTCGCTAAAATCAAATAATTTAGCACCTATTTCTTCCCAAAAATTATCTTTATTTACTTCAACCCATCCACTTGTTTTTGATTGTGTTCGTAACCTTGAATACATCTTTTCAATAACACTATCAGGTACTATTTTATAATCTTTTCTTAATTGATTTCTTCTTTTGCATTCTTCTATTGGCACATCACTAAAATCTACATAATATCTTCTATATCTATATCTTTCACATAAATTATTATATCTACTAAAATCACTTGACCTACTATGTGTTGCATCTATTACTACAAATTCTCCTCTTTGCATTCTTTTTTCTAATAATTCAAATAATAATTGCCACACATACCCATCATTAGTTTGACTTATAGTTCTAGTTGTTTTTTCAGGTACTAATATAGGTGATTCTACTAATAACCTAATAGAATCTGCAGACAATGTATAATTTTCTAAATTCATTTTCTTAATCCATGTGGACTTACCACTTCCAGGACTACCTCTTAAAATAACTAATGTTCTCATTTTATTTACCTCCGTTCACTTTTCTATCTTCCGTTCACTTTTCTATCTTCCGTTCACTTTATCTATTATTTCATTTAATTTTAATGCTGTCTTTTTTAAACTATTATTTCTTTTAGGGAAGTTAGAAACATCAATTTTTTCTATCTTCTTATTTTCTCTTGGTGGTGACCATCTTGATAAAACTTGTATTTCTTCTTTTGGTGTATCTTTATAATAATCAAGATAATTTTCTTTTACAGGTATACTATTCTTTTTAATTATATTTCTTACGGCTTGATTTTCTTCTTTACCAAAATGTTTAAATGTATCTTCTATGAAAAATTTCCATTTATAACCACCTGCACTTAATCTTTCACCTCTACAACAAGCACCTATACTTGTTCTATTTATTCCTGTAAAATCTTGTGCTTCATACGAAGATTTATAAGTTCTTATATAATTATCGTTCATATCATATTGTTCTACTGATTTATAATTATTACCATCTATTCCTATTTCATATCTTTTCAAAACATTTTCTTGTGGGGTAACCATTTCAAGATTTTCTAATCTATTATCAGTTTTTATTCCATTAATATGATTTACCTGTAAATCTTCGCTATAATCTTCCATAAATGTTTTTGCTACTAATCTATGAATGGTAAGTGTTTTATGTTTTACATTGTTATTTGATAAAAATACATATTCATAACCTGAATTATTTATTCGTTTTTTTAATAATTTACTTGTCCTTTTATGGTTTCTATCATCACAATATTCCTTTGTTCTTATATTTCCTAATGTAGATATTTCATAATTATCAAAGTCTTTTATTGTTTTCCATTGTTCATCATATAATATTTCTACTTCATCATTGAGCATCTCAGGTACTATATATTCAAATAGAAATTGTGTATCACCATTATACTCTCTACAATAAAATGTATTATCTTTATGTTCCCAAATAGTATCTTCATCAAATAATTGATAGTCGTGTATAATTATTTTTTTAGGTAATACTTCTTTGTTTACATACATTTGCATTAAATCAATTACTTTCATTTTCTTCTCCTTTTGGCATATATTCTTTTATCAATTCTTCATAAGACATATAATTTACTACAGGTTTATCAGTTAATAATGATTTTATTTCTTGTTTCTTATCTTCTACAATGTCTTGAATAACCCATTTTTCTAGAACATCATAACTTACCCATCTATCAAATAAAAAGTCATCAATTATAGTAGAATAGATATTCCACTTATTATCTTTTTTAGTATAAATTCTACTCATCTTATCCTCCAAAATATCTTATCTCGCCATTGTTATCTTTATATACATTACCTTTATCTATTGCATAATCATAATTTATATTCATAACATCAAAATCATTATTTATTGTTGCTATAACAATTTTAGTTTTTTCTTCATAAACAATAATGTTATAACCTAATAATAGTTTAATTGCTAATTTAATTCTATTTATCATTATTCTTCACTTCCTTTTCTAATATATGGTTCAACATCACTGACATCTCTTAACCAAAACCTACAAATTATATATTTATCAATAACATCATATATGACATCAAAGTTATAATTAATATTATCGTTATACTTGTCAAATAATTTATAGTATAATTTATTAGAATTAAAAAATGGTTTTTTAACATAAATATCTAAATATCTACCATTCTTAACAAATTTTTTAATTTTCATATACCTCAACATTTCCTTCTTCATCAGTTTTTGTTTCAATTGTGTAAATTTGTGTAATTTTTACTTCTTTAGTAGATTCAATTATTGGTTTATCGACTATTGTCCAAAAGGCAATACATATTGATATGATTGCCATTCCTAATATAAATTCTTTTTTATTCATCATCTTTTCCCCATGATTCTAACAATTCTTTATATTCAAGTTTTTTTACTTTTAAATTATGTTCTGAAATTATACCTTCAACAATTGAATATAATAAAACCCCTACACAACTTCCTAATACAAAACCATTCACCAACTTACTACAAATAAAAACATTTAGTATTGATAATATAAATACAAACCAAGCATATATTAATAATACAAACGATACCAAATAACCATTTAATTTATGATGTCTTTTTGC